CTACAACAAGTGCGACAACTTATAAATTGGTTACTATGGGCGAAAATGGTTCTAGTTATCCAGTTTATCTGAATAGAGCTGTTGCACATGGTGATTTTGCTTATTCATATAGAGCTACAACTATAAGCACAATGACTCTTTATGAAGTAACTACATAATGGCAATAAATCCAGCCACAAAAGATTTTACTGTTCAACGTAGGGCTGATTTCCCTTTGACATTAACTTTTAAAGATGGAAATGGTAGTGCAATTAATCTGACTGGCTATACTGTCGCTGCTGAAGTATATGACGAATCAAGATCAACTTCTTATGGGTCTTTTGCTGTGACTTACACAAATAGAACCAGTGGAATTATTGATATAAAGCTTACTGATACACAGACTGCGGCATTTACGCCAAACGAATTGAAATATGATGTTTTATTAACAGAACCAAGCGGTGACAAATATTATTATTTAGAGGGTACACTATACATAAGTGAAGGTTACACAACATGAGCAGTCCTAATTCTGTCACAGTAAGTCAGGTTTCTGATGTTACTACAGTTGAAATTACTACCGCGGGTCCACAAGGTCCAAGTGGTAGCATAAGCGGCTTGACTTTTGATATTACAGGCAAAGTTGATAACTCAGTGCTGTATTATCACGCTGCAAGTGATACATTTAAAGCAGATAACACAACAACAAAGCTTACACTTGTTAATGGAGGAAATTTTTAAGTCATGTCAAATACTATAAGAATTAAAAAAAGAGCAGCCTCTGGAAGTGCTGGCGCACCCTCTAGTCTATCTCCATCAGAAATAGCGTTCAACGAAAACGACCTAAAATTATATTATGGCTTTGGTGATGACGGCTCTACTCCACCAAATGCAAGTTCAATAATTACAATCGGTGGGTCAGGGGCATTTTTCAATAAAACAGATACTAGAACTGCCAATACAATTTTGGCTGGACCCACAACTGGAAGTGCTGCTGCACCTACATTTAGGTCACTTGTAGTAGCAGACGTTCCAACGCTTACAGCATCTAAGGTGTCTGATTTCGATACACAAGTGAGAACAAATAGACTTGACCAATTAGCTAGTGCAACTAGTACTGTTTCTGGGGTTACACCCACAGCTGACGCTCATTTTGCAACGAAAGGATATGTAGATTCTGTTTCAGAAGGATTAGATGTAAAACAAAGCTGTCAAGTAGCTACGACTGCAAATATTACTATCGCAACTGCTTTAAATAGTGGAGATTCAATAGATGGAGTGACTCTAGCAAATGGAGATAGAGTGCTTGTTAAAGACCAAAGTGTTGCAACCCAAAATGGTATTTATGTAGTCGGGGATACACCAGTAAGGGCTGATGATTTAGCAACTGGTGCAGATGCTGCAGGTGCTTTTGCTTTTGTTGAGTCAGGATCTACAAATGCTGATATTGGGTTTGTTTGTACCTCTAACAAAGGGTCTGCTGTCGTAGGAACAAACAATCTATCATTCAGTACATTTTCCTCTAGTGGTAATGTGACGGCTGGAAATGGCCTCGACAAATCAGGAAATGAATTAAGTGTTGATCTTAAATCAAATGGTGGTTTAGTTATTGAATCAACTGAGTTAGCTGTTGATCTAGCTGCCAGTTCTATCACAGGAACTCTTGCAATCGGAGACGGAGGAACAGGGGCAACTTCAGCCTCTGCTGCACGCACGGCATTAGGTCTAGCCATCGGAACAAACGTACAAGCATATGACGCTGATTTAGATGCTCTATCTGGTTGTCAATCTGGGGCTGCTGCTGCATTAGCTGCTTTGACTTCTACAGAAGTTGGAATATTAGATGGTGCAACGGTAACGACTTCTGAACTAAATCTAATGGACGGTGGTACGTCAGCGACTTCTACAACTTTAGCTGCTGCAGATAGATTTGTTTGTAATGACGCTGGGACAATGAAACAGGTTGCATTAAGTGACTTGGTCACATTTCTTGAGGACGAAAGTGCTAGTAGTTTTAATATAGATGGGGGGACATATTAGAATCTAATTATCAGGAGGTCGAAAAATGGCAAACACAATTAAGCTAAAAAGAGCAAGCGGCAGTGATCCATCAGCCTCTGATCTTTCAGTCGGTGAGTTAGCGATAAGAACCAGTAATTGTAAATTATTTAGTAAAAATGATGGTGGCTCTGCTATCGGTATTGTCGCTGGTTCTGCTGATACATTGACTACTGCTAGAACTATCGCAGGGGTAAGCTTCGATGGTTCCGCAAATATATCACTTAACAATAATGCTATTACTAATGGGGCAGGTTATTTAGCAAATATTGTAAGCGATACGTCACCGCAGCTAGGAGGTGATTTAGATGTTCAATCAAGCAAGATAACCACAGCAACCAGTAATGGAAATGTAAAAATTGAACCTAATGGAACAGGTGTTGTTGAAGTTAGAGGTGCTGGTGGTAATGATGGTAAGTTACAACTAAATTGTTCTGCACAAAGTCATGGAATAAAATTAGCCTCACCAGCCCATAGTGCAGGGCAGTCATATACATTAATTTTTCCAGATAACCAAATTGCTGCTGATAAATATTTAAAAATAAAAAGTATTTCTGGATCAGGTGCAACTGCGATAGGTCAAGCTGAATATGCCTCACTTGATGCAAATGATCTAGGAGAAGGAACTATACCTGATGCAAGATTTCCGTCAACTTTACCAGCACTTAACGGATCAGCACTTACAAATTTGAATGGAAGCAATATAGCCTCTGGTACAATTGCTGCTGCAAGGGTTGCAACCTTAAACCAAGACACAACAGGCAATGCAGCTACGGCTACAGCATTAGAAACAGCACGTACTATTGCTGGGGTATCTTTTGACGGCACACAAAATATTACACTAAATAACAATGCAATAACAAACGGAGCAGGCTATATAACTGCAACCTTAACCAATGAACAAGTACAAGATATTGTTGGTGGTATGGTTACTGGTAATACAGAGACAGGGATAACCGTTACATACCAAGATGGCGATGGTACTTTAGATTTTGTTGTTGGCACGTTAAATCAAGATACAACAGGTAATGCTGCAACTGCCACAGCCCTTGAAACTGCGAGAACTATAGCTGGTGTATCGTTTGATGGTACTGCCAATATTTCTTTAAATAATAATGCAATTACTAATGGTGCTGGATATATTACTGGTTCTTCTTTAAATGCAAGTAATTTATCCTCTGGCACAATACCAGATGCACGTTTTCCTTCAACATTGCCTGCAGTTGATGGGTCTAATTTAACTGGTATTTCAGCGGGCGCGACTGGTGGCGGCAGTGATGAAATTTTCTACGAGAATGGTCAAACTGTAACCACAAACTATACTATAACTAATGGTAAAAATGCCATGTCTGCTGGTCCAATAACCATTAACAGCGGAGTCACTGTTACTGTTGGAGCAGGTGAAACACTTACTATTGTCTAATGAAAGAAATTACGCAAAAACAAATTATTGAATGGCAAGCAGAACTTGATGTTCAAAAACAAAAAAAATTACAAGCAGAAAAAGTTTTAGATGAAACAAATAGAACTATTTTGATGATTGAGGGTGGTATTCAGTTTGCTCAGATTGCATTGAAGAAAAGCGAGTTAGCAGACCAGCCATCAGGTACAGTGGAGCTAGGGCAAGAATTAAAGCCAAAGTCGTCAAAGTCAAAGGCATAGCCAACTTAATCAGGATTTCTTTTAACATTGATGGAAGAAATAATATATCCAAATTTACCAGATACTGATTTCATATTAAACCCACCTACAACAATATTTTATCCACCTGTAGCGGAAGTTCCATATCTTGATCCATTATTGCTTCCGAGTCTGGAACAGGTAGAGTCGGGACTTGGGGAAGATCAGGCACAAACTTCTTCAAAAGAAGAGACTTCACAAAAGGAAGGGATAGATATAAACCCAGAGCAGATACCAACAAACCTACCAAAAAACCTAGAAAATACTTCAAATGTCGAGACTGTAGCTACTTTCAATCTACCATTTTTTGGAGAAATGCCTATACCCGCACCAGAAGTAATCGCATCTAGTGTTATTGCTGCTGGAACTGCTTCAGTGGTTTCTGTAGCTGGTGGTATAGCGGGACAAGCTGTACTTAATCAGATAAAGAAAATATTCAAAAAAATATTTACTAAGATTCTTAAAAAAGAAGTCGCAAATGTCAAAGAAAAGATGGATAATAAAAAAGGTAGCTAGAGTTCACATACCTGTACGTGTGGCGTCTAACTAGCTACTTAAATTTTTCTTTATTAGCTTTGACATAAGATCTAATATTTATTACGTCATTACAGATATAAGCAAATTTAGATTTAGGATTTATCATATAACCAGAAGCGTGGAGTTGTGAACACTTTAAAACTCTCACTAATTGCTTATCATGCACTTGCTTGTTTAGTTCTTCTTTGGCTAAGTCTAGCTTCACTTTTGCTAGTTCAGAACACGTTTCATTATTAGTTCCTAGAGGTATCATAAAACTCATTTGTAAACCCCAGCCCTCATTGATGCTATAAGTCTCTTCTCCCTGTGCATCATTTCCTGTATAAAAAGGTGTTATAGCCATAGTAGGCTGACTACAAACTAGATTTCCAAACTGTAGCTTACCTGTCATTCCATTATTAACATTCATATTTTGGTTGATAATACTAGAATTACCAACAGCATTAG